GTCGAAAAGAGACCCTCTTTTACAGGCTTTAGAATAATCTACGATGATATCGATGAAAATACATCGCACCCGTTATCTTCCTTTCCATGGATCTTTATCCATTGTAAAGTACCCTCCAACGCTAACGTCAACTCCCTTTGGACGCGAAGTCCATGCAATTGAATCATTAAAGACGAATGCTTTTCTTCCAACATATGGAAATTTAAGTTTTAATTTTCGTCATCAATAATCCAGCCTCGCGTCGTGACCAAAGATTGAATAAACTCTTCCTTCAATAAGCCCCTCTTCATCGAGCTCTGCTTTATCAGGTCAAGCGGTACGCTGAAGGATGGCGCCTCTTATCATTCTACCTAATATCCTATGAGGTCCTTCATTATATCAAAGACTTCCAAGAAAGTGACCTAAACAGTCATCATATGGATCAGCTTTATATTTATCAGGATATGTTACCTTCACGTGGAACGTCTCATTAAGAAGTTTAGAATGTTTATCAGTGTCAAACTTGTATGTAGTTAATACCAAGTTATCATCGCCACAAACCTTAATTAGAATTTCTCCTAAATTAACATCGTTAACACACAGCGTGTAGTAATTCATAATTAAATTCGCGATGCCACCTACTATATTAGTAAAGAAGCTACCACTAGTTAATCCCCTCTGACGATGTAAATTACCTCCAAACACAGGATGATAAATTTTACCAGCTATGAAATACCTTATAATACGATCCCAAAGTTCATTTTCATATCTCGTCAACTTTAACTTACTTTTCAGCAGGTCTGTACAAAGTAAAAGTACTCAGGATGGGATAGATTGATCATATTTTGAGAAATCGCCTGTAGTCTTGTACATGTGGTCGTTCTCTTTCATTAATTCATAGATCTGGGACTGAGTCTTACCAATTTTCAAAGAGGTAGTTTTACTTTCGAGGAAATAAACTTGAAGTTTAATACCAAACATTAATTCAATTACAGTAATTTCAAGTGGAGGCATGTATATAATGCGTCCCTTATAGCCTGAGTCACTAGGCTGATACACAATAGAAGCCAATCACTGGTAGGTGAAGATCTTCTCATCGAGAGGTTGTTCACTCTGAACCTTATTAATAGTATCGCGCACGATATGCTCGAGAGTGCCTTTCTTCCTAAGTAAAGGGAGTCCTGAACTTGATGATTTGCGAATGTTTTCTCATATCACATCGAAGGAATAACAGACGCAATAGGCATGATTGGCTATGTCTGGAAAAACGAGCGAGGATACAATCCGGGCTGTCCGCATCAGAGTATCATCACATATATTATAGTCACATTGCTTATTGAATGTATCACGAGCTGTTTCCAACCCTTTTACTGTGATATCCTTATCAACAATTTCGTTTTGTCAGCTTTTCACATCTGAATATGAACAAAGCTTACATTTGATGAATTTCCAGGCTAATTTTCAGTTTATTCCAGGAGGATGAAAATTCATTAAACGAATGTCGATCCAATGACCAATTGGGTAATCATGAATTTGAAAACTTCATTGTCGCATGGCACGACAGCGTGTAAGGAGAGACTTGAATAGATAGACGCCTCTAGTATTAACGCCGGAATAATCGAAAGATACAAAATTATTATATTGTAATCTCTTGTTCTTAATAAATGTTCGTTTTCTAAGATATCTATGTCTGTTCCGTACTTTCTTAAAATCTTTTCTATTTAAATTTAATTTTCAATTCATATCACTTTTAA